CGCGCCTTCTTCGCATGTGCAGCAAAGGATGCAACCAAACTCACCCCTGTGGGAAGCACAATTCAGGACATTATGGAGGAAATGATCCAGACGCTGGAAACCATCAAGAACGACTACGTTGACGGCGTTGACAGAAGCTTGATTCGGGTAATTTTGTGTCCTGCGAAATACGGTGCGCTTCGCACTTTTTTGGATACCCAGTCTAATCCGAATGTAGATACGGCAGGAGAAGAATTTGGTTTGTACCACGGGGTAAGGATTTATAGCTGCACGCGTCTACCTACGGATACAAATGGTATTTGTATGGTACAGGGTGCGATCGCGCAGCCTGTTGTGTCGGATCAGTACGGCGCGCCGGAAAAGATCCCACTGTCCAACGATTATGACATCAGTCTGTTTTATGATTACGGCACCAAATCCCTGACACCGGATCTGATGTTTAAATGGGAAAACGCATAAGGAGAAATGAAAAATGGAGAAGTACATCCACAAAGTGACGAGAACCATACTGGAACCGTCGTTAGAGATTGTGGCCAAAATGCTGGCCGCAAATCCCAATTATAAACGGTATGAATCGAAACGATCTACGAAAGAAGAATCCGGCAAGAACCCAGAGGGAAAGAGCGAAAGCGGGGATTGACTTGAATGTACGCCGAGGTAATTGATTACTCCCAGATGTATCCAGATGATGAGACAACAGAAAGTGAGCTTCTGTCCGCGCTGGAAGCGGCGCAAAGGGATATTGACGGCATGACCTATAATCGCATTTGTGCGATAGGTTTTGATTGCCTGACAGCATTCCAGCAGCAACTGATTAGATCCGCCGTCTGCGAACAGGCAAAATTCCGAAGCGTGTATGCTGATCTGCTGGAAAGCCCTTTGCAGTCCTACAGCATAAACGGCGTATCCATGCAGTTTGGCGGAACGGGTCTGATGGATTTCAGCGGAGTCAAGACAACGGCGCATGTCGCAAGTCTCTTGCGGCAGACAGGGTTGTGCTATGCGGGGCTTGACGGGAGGTACTTATCTTGAAATGGCCGAAGTTGGTACCAAAAGCTGTGCGCAATACCACGGTTAAGGTATATCAATCGTGCGGAATCGGGGAAAGCGGCGGCGAAGAACAAAAATTGGTCTTTGACGGAAAATGTAATTACTCCGAAAAAGCGCGACAGATTATGACCGCGGAAAAGCAGCTTGTGCAGTTAAATGCACAAGCTCTTTTTGACGGTGATATTTGCCCAGGAGAGGACATTTCCGGAGAGGTAGAGGTATACGATGGCAGCCTGATCAGAAGGCGCATTTATCGCTTTTCCCGCGGAAGAAATCCGGATGGAACAGTCAATTTTACCTGCTTGGAGCTGATCTGATGGATATAAAACTCGAATTAGACGCCGCTGCAATCAAGCGGCTCGAAGCTGCAGCCGTTACCGCTGCGGGAAAAACGGGAGAAGCTGTTCTGACAGAAATCAGAAGCGCACAGGTTATGCCGTTTGACAACGGTACCATGCAAAATGCAGACACATATGCTACAGACCCATATCAAGACGGCGATTCTCTGTGTGTGGATATCATCACAGATTCTCCGCAGGCGAGACGTCTCTATTATCATCCGGAATATAACTTTCAGACAGTCAATAATCCGAACGCAGGAGGAGAATGGCTTGCGCCATGGCTGCCGGGAGGAGAAAAGGAAGCGTTTTCCCTTGAAGCGTTTCAGGAGATTTTTAAAAAGGAGGCAGGGCTTTGATGCTCACGCTTGCACATGTGAAAGATTGGATCAAGACAATCGCGCCCGAAACGGTCGGCAAAATCGCAGTGGGCACCATTGATGCAAATAAAGAGTATTTTGTCGGCGTGTATGACGGAAAGCGTTCGCCGCCCGGCCGCATTTGTCTCGGTGGATATCCGCAGACAAGATATGCGCAAAAATCCGTTTGTATCCTGCTGCACTGGTCAAAGACACCGACACAAGCGGAAACACAGGCGCAGTCATTGTGGGAACAAATGAGCGGTGCAGGCGGTTTTTTGATGGGGGAAATACCTGTTGTGTCCGTGGATGCTTCTGGCGCTCCTGTGAGCGTGGGGCGTGATGAATACGGCGTATGTGAGTACGTTATAAACTTGATGATTACATACGAAAGGATGAGTTGAATGGCAGGATTTACAGGGGTTTATCCAGTATTTAATAACAAATTTAAAGTAGGTCCAGCAAAAGAATCACTTAAAACGATAGCAGAGATGGAGAGTTTTTCCGTTAAAGTGGACGGAACTGTTGAAGAGTGGACACCGATGGAAGCCGAAGGGTGGATCCGGCGTCTGATGACCGGAAAAAGCATTACGGTGTCTCTTAAAGGTAAGCGCAGTATTGGCGATGCCGGTAACGATTATATCTATGAATTGTCATGGAAAAGCGGAAGAGACTGCGACGGCTTTTTTGAATGGGAGTTTCCGTCCGGCGGAAAGATTGAGTTTGGCTGTGTCGTAAATGTTACAACACCCGGAGGCGGTGACAGTACAAATGTAGACGGGCTGGAGTTTAATATTATGTCGAGCGGAAAGCCGACATATACAGCACCTGCATCAGCGTAAATGAGGATGATCAAAGCACCCGTATCGGGTGCTCTGCTTGTTTGTTAGGAAAGGAAGAAAAGACAATGAAAATGTACACGGTGGATAACAAGCTGCTGACAGAATGCCCGGAAATCAGAATCGGGGATAGGGTGTATCCGATTGATGACCGGCAGAAAACCGTTGAAAAAATGAATAAAATTGCGTCTTCTGCGCAGCGTGAGAACATGATGGAAATGATTCGCGAAGTCCTAAAACTGGCGCTTGGTAAAGATGCGGCTAAAGAGATTGACGATGCAAACTACCCATTTGCGGCATCTCTGCGGATATTTGAGACGGTTGCGGCGGCTATGACCGGCGAAACGCCGGATCAGGTGAGTGCGCGATTTCAAAACGACAAAAACGAACCGTAATATTCAGTGGTACGATCTGGAATACGATAAGACACTGATTGAGCAGAGTATTGCAAAACAGTATGGCATCATCCCCTCTAAGCAGCCAGAGCTACATTATGCGGACTGGGTAAAGCTCGTTTCCGGGCTGATGGACGACACGCCGCTCGGGCGTGTGGTCGCTGTGCGAAGCGAGGATAATCCGGATATCTTGAAAGGCTTTACGCCTGCACAGAACCGCCTTAGATCAGAGTGGCGAACCTTTCAAGCGGAGCAGCAAGCGCAAACGATGTCAATGGATGATTGGACGCGTCAGATGGCCGAACTGGAACGGCAGCTTGCCGCAGTATTTGCATAGAAGGGAGGGGTTAGATGGCTGACGAGGTCGGCAGTATCGCGCTAAAGTTAAGATTAGACGGAAGCGATTTGACAGGCCAGTTTGAAAAAATCACGCAGAACATGCAAAAACAGATGCAAGCTCCGCTTGATAGAGTGAACGAAAATATCTCAAGCGCCTTTGACAAGCCAATGGAGAATGCAAGAAAATCCGTAGAACGGCAGTCTCAAGCTATCAAAAAGGAATTCACCAAACTAAACGAGGATTCAAAGCGGATACTTAAAACTGGGGCTATATCGGATATTCCGGATTATCTTAAATCATCAGACGCAAAAATGCCAGAACCGGAAACGCCAAAGGTGGATCTTTCGGAAGTTTTTCAGGCATCAACCGATCCGCAAGAATTGCTTAAGCAGAAATTGGCGAATATCAATTTGCAGATAGACGCAGAACGGCAGAAGCTTGCAGAGCTTAACGCGGAATTTCAGAAGGTGGATGCAGGCAGTGCAGCTTTCGACACGCTATCGGGGAAGATTACAGCATCAGAAAGCAAGCTGATTTCTTTGCAGGAGCGTTTGAATTCTACGCAAGCAAAAATTAAAAAGACAAGCGACAGCATAACAACCGAAGCGGACAAGGTATCAAAAAAAACCTCTGACAGCGTGAAGAAAAGCGCGGATTCCTCTTCCAAGCATATGGGAATGCTGGGACGCTCGATAAAAAGCGCATTCAAGTCAACGTTTGTCATGGCGGGGCTGTATGCTGTGTTCCGCGGGTTAAAATCCATGATGACGAACGCAGCAACACAAAATGCATCCTTTGCAAAGAGTCTAAACAGCGTAAAAGCAAATCTGAATGTGGCCTTTACGCCTATCATGCAAAGCATTATGCCGGTTTTAAATACATTGATGTCGGGACTTGCGGCGGCTACAAAGGCCATTGCTTCCTTTATCAGTGCGTTATTCGGCAAGACATATGCCGAATCCGTAGCAGCAACCAAAGGCATGCAGAAAAATGCAGATGCAGCGAAAGCCACGGCGGAAAGTCTTTCACAGGCATCATTTGACGAAATGAATATTATGTCTGCGCCGTCATCTGGGAGCGGGTCAGATGATGGAAGTGGCATTGACTACGATGCACTGGATATGAATGGCGATGCAGCCGCTGAAGGGCTTGCGGCAAAATTTAAACGAGCATTCGAAACGATTGGAAAGGGCTTTTATGATTATGTAATCGCGCCGGTTAAAGAGAATCTCTCAAAATTTGATGCACCAATAGATCGGTTTAAATCTTTGTTTGCGGGAATCGGGAAACAGTGTGCTGCGTGGATGCAGCCTCTTTCAGACTGGTTTAAGACTGATTTCAAGAATGCGGTATCCGTCAGCATATCGACGGTATCCACTGTTCTGGCCGGATTGATGGATGTCATTGCAACAGTGGCGGAAACAATCTGGAATGCGCTTGCGCCAGTCATCACATGGTTTGTGACAGACGGACTACCCCTATTTACCGATATGTGGGTCGGCTTAATGGAGATCGTGGGGGGTTGGTTTGATTATGTGAAAACTATATTTGACACCCTGTGGACAGGCGTAATTGAGCCTGTTTTCACGCTGATTTCCGGTATTATTCTCGACTGCTTCACCACGTTTCAGAATTTATGGGAAACATACGGACAAACGACGATTGACAATATCATGGCGATGTTTGAAACCGTAAAGAATCTGTTCTTGACGTTATGGAACAGCTTTTTGAAGCCCATATTTGATAATATCTTTGCGGTTTTACAGGAACTATGGACTGACCATCTGCAGCCGTTAATCGCACAGATCGGAGAATTTGTAATGAAGCTTTATAATGGTGCAATGGAAATTTATAATCAGTTTATTGCACCTATTGTAAACTGGATCGTGAATGTGTTAGGACCGCCGATAGCCGAGATATTTAATGCTATTGTAAGGCAGTTAGGGATTGTATTTGGAATCTTTTCTGACGTGCTGGGCGGCATATTCAGGGCGCTGGGAGGCCTGATCGATTTTATTGTCGGAATCTTCACCGGGAATTGGGAAAAAGCTTGGAACGGCATATGCGACTTTTTCGGCGGCATTTGGGATGGAATTTGGGGCATTGTTAAAGGCGCTGTAAACCTGATTATCAATGGAATTAACCTCTTATGGAAAGGCATCTACACCGTAGTTAAAGCTATTGTAGACGCAATTGGTGGTATTGCCGGGGCGCTCGGCGCGCTCTTTGGGCAGGATTGGAGTTTTTCGATGCCGGCAAATCCGCCACTGATTCCGCGTCTTGCAAACGGCGGTATTGTTGATCAGCCGACACTCGCAATGATCGGCGATAATACAGACGCGCGAAGCAATCCGGAGGTCGTCGCGCCGTTAAACAAGCTTAAATCCATGATGGGCGGCGCAGACGAAGAAACAAAATCACTGTTGCGCAGAATCATAGAATTACTTGAACACTTACAGCTGATTGTCAAAATCGGTGATGATACGGTTGCCTCTGCTGCTGTGCGCGGAATTAACGCGATAACGCGCATGACCGGCGACTGCCCCATTATAGTATGAGGTGACGGGATTATGATACTGAAAATAGGAAATATCGATGCATCTGGCCTGTTGTCAGGATATAAGGTGAGTTATGAAACGCTCCTATCAAGTAAGAGCGGACGCAACGCCAGAGGAAACAACACAGTTGAAATTGTCAATAGAAAATACAAAATCAACTGTTCTTTCGGACCGATGACGCAGGCACAGATGCAAAATTTTTTGTCGGCGGTGCAGGCATATGTGTTGTCGGTACAGTTTTTTGACCCGCGATCTGGAGCAGTTAAAACGATACGTGCTTATACCGGGACACCGGAGCCTGAGGCGTATTATGTTGAAGGTGTCGGCACAATGTATAAACCCTTTGATCTCAATTTTATCGAACTGTAAGGGGGGCTTTTGATGTACGAAGTATCTCAAAGTTGGAATAGCGGAATTACAGCGGATGCCCGCGACATACGAGCAAGGATCATTTTAGACGATACAACAGAATTTACTGATGATGCGGAAATCATAAGCATTAAGATCATTCGGGCTTGCAATACGGAAAGTCAGTTCTTTGGAAATGCTATATCATCCCAAATGGAGGCCGAAATGTACGAAAGTACGAAGACAGAAAGGCTTTCCGCTGGAATGATGATGCAGGTAGTATTCGCCCTGGAAGACGCGCCGCCCGATCAAGTCCCGATTACCCCCATGCGTATAAGCAAGGTGGAACGTGATCCGGATGCCGGAACGGTTAAATTAACGGCATACGATGCATTATATGAGGCGGATGCCTACACCGCAGATCAGATGGATGGCATTACATATCCAATAACGCTATCAGATTATGCGGTGGCGGCATCCGCTGTATTTGGGGTGACGCTGGCAAACACATCGTGGTATCATGCGGATCTGCAGTTAACCACGCCGCCTAACCTGTCCGGCTCGGAAACAATAAGAGAAGTAATTGCGTGGATTGCAGAAGCAGCATTTTGCAATGCTGTTATAGATCGTGCCGGGCATCTTGATTTTGTGGATGTGCGCGGAATTAACGTAAAACCGTACGTGATTGATGCAGATCAATACTACGAATGTACGATAGGCGAAGAAAGCGGGCCATATAATACACTTGTGCTTGCCCGTCTTCCGCAGGAGGATAATATTTACCGTGAAAATGATGTAGAAGTCACCACCAACGGGCGCAAGGAAATCAAGATTGCAGATAATCCATTTTTAGACAGCATTCGGGATAATGTAATAGATGACATGCTGGGTGCAATCGACGGTGTCCAATTTTATGCTGTGAACATGGACTGGCGCGGGAATCCAGCTCTTGATATGGGCGATAGAGTCGCAATAGTTTCCACGAACGAAAAGCAGTACAGCACGTTTTATGGATCGGAAACACTGGAATATGACGGCGGTCTACGATGCACGGGCGAGACGCTGGCACTGACGGAAACCGAAACGGCATATAAGAAGGCCTCCAGCATAAAGGATACCGTGCGGCGCACAGAGCTTGCCGTCGATAAAGTAAACGGCGAAATCGCCGGGATCGCAGAGCGGGTGGATACGGAGCTTTCCGATATCAGCCAGCAGGTAGAAACAGCGCGGGCGGAGTTTTCGGCAACGGCAAATGGAATAACCCAGCAGGTATCCAACCAGAGCGAGCAGATTGACAGAATAAGCGGAAATGTGGAATCCGTCGAAGAACGGCTTGCGGCCCTGTCCGTCACAGTGGACGGCGTATCCGCGCAGACGCAGCATCGGGGCGGAGCAAACCTGCTCAAGGGCACAGCCGCCTACAGCCTGGACAACTGGGATGCAGATGACGGCGTGTCACTGTCCCGCGACGGGGCGTACGCCTCAGACGTGCGGCAGCATTCGGCGGCCGGCGGCGGGTTTGCGCTGCCGACCGGCACACACATCGCGCAGACCGTAACCACTATACCGGACGGGCAGTACTGCTGGATGCTCCGGTACAAGCTGACCGGCTCCGGCGCGACCCCCGGCACCGTAACGGCAGGAGGCATGGAAACAGCCCTGCCGCCAGAATCTGAATGGGCGCAGGCAAAAGGCAACCTCATCGCCCCCGGTACGGCGCTGGATTTTGCAGTCAACTGCACAGCCGGAACACTGCTCATCGCCGACCTTATCCTCATGCCGGGGCTTGAGGTGTCGGATTGGCAGCAGGCGCAAAACGAGATCCTGACGGACGGCATGACGTTTGCGGATGGTGTGCTGTCCATCGGCCAGAGCGGGGACAAGCTGTCCACCCGCATGGACAACGCGTCGTTTGCCGTCAAAAACAATGCGTCCGGTAAATATGAAGCATACTTTGACCAAGGCGGTGCCGAATTTGGCAAGTCCACTGTGCGGGGATCCCTGACGGTAGACCCGGAATCCCGTACAAAAGGACTGGTTATCACGCCGGACGGCACGGGACACGTCCTGTTTACGGTCAATGATTAGGAGGTAGTAACTTGGCAGCAAGCGGAAGAATTAACGGCAGCTGTACCGGAAGCGGCGGAAGCAAGTATAACTTTTGGGTTGACTGGGAAGAAAGCAATGTATCCCAGTCCGGCAACAACTCCCGCATAACCTTTTGGCTGCGGGTAAAGAGAAACGACGGAGTAGCAAACTCCGCCTGGAACCGGAACAAAAAACCGGCTGTCACGCTGAAAATAGACGGTCAGGCAGTTGCGCTGGACAGTCTGGACTATATTGATACGCGCAACAACGCAACATGCACTTTTGGCGTGTACTATACCATCCGCACACACAATGAGGATGGCTCCAAAAGCTTAAGCGTCGCCGCATCCTTTGCAATGTACGACACGCCGACGCTCACAGGAGGGTCCTTGTCCGGAGCGGCAAATCTTACGACCATCCTGCGCCAGTCCGCGCTTAAAAGCGTGCCCGCGATTACGATCGGCCAGCCTGCGACGGTCACCTTCAGCGCGCCGGTATCATCCTGGACGCACAGGCTTGATGTGGTATTTGGTAGCATAACCATCGTCAAAAATTTATCCGCCGGCGCGACGTCCGTTACGCTGACAGAGGCTGAGACGGCGCGGATGGCCGCAGCCATCCCGAATGCAAACATCGGCAGAGGCACGATGACGCTAACCAACAGCGTGGGCGTATCCACGGCGGCGGACTTTACGGCAAGCATCGATGTATCCGCCGCGTCACCAAAATGGTCTGGCACCTTTGCCTTTGCGGATATCACCCATGCCTCGATCACTGGAGACAGTCAAAAGATTATCTCCGGCATATCGGATGTACAGATCACCATTCCCGCCGCTGCGGCATCCGCGCAGCAGTCGGCAGGCATGGTCAAATATATCGCCTCCTGCGGCAATGTAACCGGCTCCGCCGCATACAGCGCAACCACCCCCGTGACGATCACCCTGAAGGATGTATCCGCCGCACAGATCACCGTGGCCGCGGTAGATAGCCGAGGCAATCAGACTGCGGTCAGCAAAACGGCGGAGGTTATCCCCTACACGCCGCCGGTCGTCCGGTCGGTCAATGCGCGCCGCGTGAACGGCAGCACGGCGGAGGTCATACTGGATCTTACCGCATCCATTTACGGCGATCTCATCGGCACGACAACCAATGCCGTGCAGTCGCTGTCCTACACCTATACCCCAGATGGAGGGACTGCATCGGACGCGATCCGGATCACGCCAACCGTATCCGGCGGGACGGTGCGTTTTAGCGCATCGATCCAGGGCGATCTTGGCACGGGCGGATTTGCGATCAAAAACAGCTATACCATCACCGTCACACTGGCGGATAAGCTGTCCAGTGCAGTGCTTTCCGCGCCCTTAAACTCTGGCATCGTCATCCTGGACCTGTACCGCAGCGGGGATACCTACGGCGTCGGGATAGGCGCGCTGTTTGAGCCAAAGATTGCGGCAATGCTGCAGATCGATGGGGCGGGCGTTATGGACTACCCTGTCGAGCAAGGTGCGTCCGGGATATGGTCTTACCGTATCTGGGCAAGCGGCCTGCGCGAATGCTGGGGGCGTATTGACAAAACACTTACAGTCAGCACCGCATACGGCAGCGGATATTATAACGGCAGTGTACTTTCTGTCGCGCCGCCGGCTGGACTGTTTAGCGATGATCCGGATGTATGGGGGCAGGTAAGGCCCTATAACGCACAGATTTACGGTTTTGCCCTGGCGTCTGTGCAAAAGACGTCGATCGCCTATTATATTACGTCAGACAAAAGCCAGAGCAGTGGACATGTATATATCTCACTGTATGCAAGACAAGGAGTGTGATGCAGATGATAGCAGATTATATATTACAACGATATCATATCGGTGCTATTAAGGATTATACTGCGTTGGAAGGAAGCCTAAAAGCCGGTGAGGAAACAATGTACCGGACATTTTTGCTGCATACCGACTATGTCCCCAACAAAATTGTTGAGGCACAGGCGCTCGGCATACCGCTGGATCAGGACTACACAGAGGTCTTACAGGCGCGCGCATATGCACGTCAAAGATTATCTGAATTAGGGGTTGGGACATGATGGCGGAAATGATTGTAGCTATCTTGTCCGGCGTGGGTACGCTATTAGGGAGCATTTGCGGCATTTTGGCTTCAAACAGGCTGACGACCTATCGCATCAAAAAGCTGGAAGAGAAAGTAGACAAGCATAACAGCGTAATTGAACGGGTGTACCGCTTGGAGGAAAGCGCGAAATCCGCACATCACAGAATTGATGAAATCAGAGAGGAGTTAACGCATGAAAATTAATTGGACAGTCAGAATCAAAAATCCGCAATGGTGGGCGCAGATCGCGCTTGCTGTAATCCTGCCGGTATTGGGCTACTACGGTATGACCGGCGCGGACATTACCACATGGGGCGCGGTCTGGGACACGCTTTTACGGGCGATCTCCAACCCGTATGTGCTGGTGTTGGCGGCGGTATCCGCGTACAATGCAATTGTAGATCCGACCACTGCGGGAATCGGGGACAGTACACAGGCATTAACTTATACGGTCCCGAAAGCAAAAACGGAGGGAACAGAGAATGCTTAAAATGATTGACGTATCGGCATATCAGCCGAATATTGTTTATGCAAAAGTAAAGGCGGCAGGTATCGACGGCGTAATTCTGCGCTGCGGCTTTACCGGCTGGGGCAGCTCGCACAGCTTAAACAAGGATACGAAATTTGAAGCGCATTACGCCGGCTTTACCGGGGCGGGTATTCCGGTCGGCGCATACTACTACAGCACGGCGGACAGCGTGGACTTCGCAAAGAAAGAGGCAGGATTCGTGCAGTCGCTTTTGAAAGGCAAAAAGCTTGCCTTCCCCGTCTACTATGACATTGAAAACAACGAGCGGCAGGCGGCGCTGTCCATGTCCCTGCTCACCCAGATCGCCGAAGTGTTCTGTGAGTCGATGGAGGAAGCGGGCTATTTTGTGGGCGTGTATGCAAACACAAACTGGTTTACGAATAAATTGGACCATGCGGCGCTGTCAGAAAAATACACCGTCTGGCTTGCGGATTACCGCGGGGCAAACGCAAACAAGACCTTGAAGCGCGACATGTGGCAGTATACCTCGACCGGCCGTGTAAACGGCATTGAGGGAAATGTCGATATGAACGAATGCTATCGGGACTTTCCCAGCATTATCCGAAAAGCTGGCTTAAACGGCTACAGCAAAATGATCTCCAGCGCAACGGCACCGAAGTCGGAACCGGAAAAAGCGGATACGTATACGGTAAAGCCGGGCGACAGTTTTTGGAAGATTGCGGAGAAAGAGCTTGGGGACGGCAGCCGGTACAAGGAGCTTGCCGAATACAACGGCTTAAAGCCCTCGGATACGATCTATGCCGGTCAGGCGCTTAAGCTGCCGGGTAAGACAGCAACCACGCCGAAGCCTGCTAAAACGTATACGGTAAAGCCTGGCGACAGTTGGTGGAGTATCGCGGAAAAAGAGCTTGGGGACGGCAGCCGGTACAACGAGCTTGCAAAGCATAACGGCAAAACGGCACAAAGCGTCATCCACCCGGGCGATGTCATTAGATTACCGTAAAGGCAGGACTGTTGCAGTAACGGCAAAGTTATGTTATAGTATATATGCATAAGGTTTATGCATTAGATTTTGTGCACGGTGATAAGAGGGACGGCGAAAGCTGTCCCTCTTTTTGTTATAATGAGTGTAGAAGGAAGAGAGAAGAGCAATATAATTTATTGATATTAGGCGGGCCAAATGGGGAGACGGGAGCTGCACTAAGATATTTAAGTCAGCGTTACGGTATGCCTTCAGATAAGGTGAAGGGAGTATTGACTGATATAGGTACGTAGGAGTCACAATGGCACACAGGCTTTTGGTGGCATTTTGCCGTTTTTCATGGCGTATTTCTTTACGTTCCCTTGTATTAGGGCGGGTTATCCGCCGTTTCTTCTCCTGCAAAAGTAAAGCCCGCTTTGCATGTGAGATACTCCCAGTGTAGCAAAGAAGGCAGAAGAAAGCGAATATGTGAATAGAAAAACGAAAAGGACAATTCATTTGCTTTTTGCAGTTAACTATTTTATAATTTGATTATGGAGGTGATTTTGAATGAAAAAGGAACAAAATTTGTTTGCTTCGGAGCAGGAACAGTTTTTGCAGGCCTGTTGCGACGCCGGACTGTGGAGCAATTCGACAGAGCCGGAAGATCAGGTCGAGCGGATCGCCATTCAATTTCACCGCGTCATGAAAATTCACAGAGAACAGCCGATTGACTCCTTGCCGAATCCGGTGATATGGGACTACAAGGAGCAGCTTTCCCTTGATCGCGCCAAGGGAATTCTGGAGCAGGTTCAGACGATCGGGGAAGAGTGTGTGGTCTCTCATCAATATTATATACCGGAAGATATCGCGAGCCTTTTGGATCGCTTGGATATTCCCCGGCTGTTGGAACCACTTCCGGAATGTCCGGACGATTTGATAGAGAATCCGGATGATCGCCGCTACTATGAAATGGAGATTATATTTCAGCACCATCCACCCTGTGAACTCTCCGGTTATTTTGACCGCTATGGGCTGCCCTCCTATTGGCCGGAACTCATGGAGAATGTCTGGGATTTTATCCGTTTCTACGGAAGCAGTGAAATCATCAGCCCGTCCCTTTATGGCGCGGCAAGGAGACGAAAAAGCGATTATATTTTTTGTAGCGTAGAATTTGAAGATTACGGAAATACGTATTATTATCTGACGACCGATGACACTATCAAGCCCGGCGACCGGGTTCTTGTGCCTGTTGGGAAGACTAATATCGAAAAAGACGTAACCGTTACAGCAGTAGAATACTTTCAGGCAGATCAAGCGCCTTTCCCACTGGAAAAGACCAAAAGTATTTTACGCAAGCTAGAGCCGGGCAAAGAAGAATATGACGAAGATGACGAGCCTGAAGAAATTCTCCATCAAGGCATGCGGAGATTGCAGGCAGCGCTTGCCGCGAACAAGGCTGGCTGGACGGATGAAACCTTGCTGGAAATTCTGCATGCTTTTCAGGATTGCATTGCAGAAAATGAAACGCTGCTGCTTCCCGTGGAAATGCCCTCCGCATTTCAGGACATAATTGATCCTGATCAGATCCAACCGGGAGATGTGATACAAGCGAAGGAAGACCTGCATTTCAAGCTGCGAACCATTGCACTGGAAAATGAAGAAGAGGCTTTTGCGGCTTTTACCAGTGTCACAGAACTGGAGAAAGGAGAAAAGACCTCTTCCATCTCCTGCAACCTGCCGGATTTTTTCAACAGCACATTGGAAACGCCCGGAATTGCCGGTGTTGTACTAAACCCATGGGGGGATTCCTTTTATCTGTCAAAAGCTATGCTACAAATCATACTGGATACAGCCTGCTGATACCGCTAAAAAATTGCATGGGTTTGAAAGCACAAGGTCATTCATCCCTCTATCCGCTTTTGAACCTCCGCCGGATTTTCCAGCACATACGTCCATTTGGTAGGCAGCAGCTTCAGATACACCTCCATGCGCCGGTCGGGATAGGCTGTAATATGGTCGAGCAGATTGCCGTAGAAATTGCCGGAGGCGGTCTCTCCACTGACAATGCCCGCTACTTTGGAACGGATATCCTTTTCCAGTGTGGCGGTGTCATAAGACAGCCTCTCCCGTTTTTCCGCCGTCGCGATTTTTTCGATGAGTTCAGCGATACGGCGGTCGTATTCGGCGTTCATCAGCTTCATATCATCCTTGGAAATACTTTTCGTAAAGAAGGCGTCCAGCACGCCCTTTTTCTTTACCTCGATCTGCTCCAACTTCTTTTTCAGTCTTTCGGCACTCAGCTGGCTGCTGTCCTGGGAAGCCTGGATTGCCTCCAGCACGATGCGGGTGATGTCGCGGATGACAGCGTCTGTATCCAGCTTCATCATTCCCACCGACTGCCGTACCATCTCTATGCCCACCTCATCCCGGAGCTGATAGCTCACATCGCAGCCGACCTCGTTGCCTGCCGGATCGATGTGCCGTTTTCCTTCCGCTGTGGTAGTGCCGCACCGCCATACCCTGTAGCGGCTGCCGTCCTTTCTCCTGCGGCTGCGGGAGACAAAGCTCTGCCCGCATTCGCCGCACTTGACTTTTCCCGACAGCGGATAGCGGTTGCCATGGCCGGTGCTATATTTGCCGTCAATATCCCGGCGGGTAATCTCCCGCTGGGCTTCCTCCCACAGTTCCCGGTCGATGATCGGCTCGTGGTGGTCCTTGAGAAAGACGAACTCCTCCTCGCCATGATTGTATTTCTTCTGGTGGGTGAGGTAGTCGGGGGTGATGGTCTTTTTCTGCTTTAAATCCCCGCAGTATTTCTCGTTGCGAAGGATCTTCAGGATCACAGTATTCCGCCAGCTTGTGCTGCCGGTGAGGGTTTTGTAACCCGACTCCCGCAGTTCTCGGGCGATGACAGTGGTGCCTTTTCTCTCATGAACGTATTTATGGAAAATCAGCCGAACGATTTCGGCACCTTCAGGATTGATCACCATTTTTCCGCCCTGCACATCATACCCCAGCATAGAGCGTCCAAACACCACGCCCTGTTCCATGCGGCGGGTCTGACCCCATTTGACGCGGGAGGAGGTCTTGCGGCTTTCCTCCTGGGCGATGCTGCCCATGATCGATAGCCGGAGCTCCGAATCCGGCTCCAGCGTATTGATCCCGTCGTTTACAAACTGCACGCCAATTCCAAGGTAGCGCAGGCCGCGGGTGTAGGAGATGGTGTCCAGAATATTTCGGGAAAAACGGCTGACCTCTTTGGTAAGAATCAAGTCAAACCGATGAAGCCGGGCGTCGTTGATCATGCGGTTGAATGCCGCGCGCTTTTTGGTGCTCGTCCCGGTGATGCCCTCGTCGGCATAGACTTCATATAGCTCCCAATCCGGCTGACGGTCGATATATTCCCGGAAATACCGTCGCTGGCTCTCGAAGGAATTGGCCTGATCGTCCTTATCCGTGGAAACACGGCAGTAGGCTGCGACTTTCATTTTTCCATCGCTCCTTTTTTCTTCATTGCAGCATTTTAATTATGTAATCGGGGAAAATATTTTCCCCGCAATTTCAAAGTGAATGATTCAGTGCGTCCATACAAAACTGATACTGCATTTTATTTAAAACGCCCTGTTCCTTAAGGGCGAGTAGAATCGACTGCTGATACAGCAAATAGAATTCCGGTATGACCTTTTTGCTGGCTGTGATTTCTTGGGTACTTTCCAGAAAGACCGCTTTTTTCTCCATCGGCCACACCCCTCTCGTTAGAGTTTATGAGAGAAGTGTGTTTGCTTTGCCTGTCCGTTGTTTCTTTCAGACGGAAGTGCTTAACGTACCTTGTGGGAGCATATTCTGCAAAATCTTCTTCTGAAGCGTCTGTGCCACTCAGTTTCTTTTTTAGTTGCGCCCAGTCGCGTTCGATACTGCGGTGGACAGCACTTTCACTACGCCCTCGCTTCTGGCGATTTGGGAGTAGTTTTCGTTGCCATAAAAGTGCCGGTAAATGCGAACAGCCTGCCTTCTCGGCAGGCCGTTCAGCGCATCGTATAAAGTCCGGTAAAGTTCCGTTCGGATTAAAACCCGGGAATTCTTTTAACAGGGCACCCTTATGGTTATTCGCTGTTTCCTGATAAAATCATATTCGCTGTTTCTGATCGGCGGGGAAGCGCAGGAGAAAAAATCCCTTCAATTCTAAATGTAGAATTGAAGGGAACAGGCCGGTTAAATCGTCCTGTTAAAACCTAATAAGTCGTATGGGGATGATTTTATTTCACAGTAACCTGCAGGGAACCTGTAAAACCTTCCCCTTCAAAGACAAGGTAGTTATCTCCTGTGGTCAGCGTGATCGGATATCTGTCATTGGCATCTGATTCGGCAATGATGTACTCCTCGTCCTTGTCAAACCAGTAAAGCTTTGCAGAGCCGGAATCAACCGTTAACTCATAGGTGACAATCAATTCGTTTCCGCTTTTCCGTTCCAGTCCAGTGCCGCCAAATAAAAACTCTTTGCCGTTATAGTCATTGTATTGTGCTGTATAAGAGCCGGTATAGGTATCGTCTCCTTTTGTTTTGTTGCCTTTCAGATCACGTTCTTTAGTCAGAGCATATTGACTGAAATTTTGAAGCAAATCGTTAAAGCCACTGATGACATGATCTTTTATTTCTCCGCCGATGCTGCACCCAGTCATGCTGAAAATTAGGCACAGCGAAAGGAAAGCGGAAATCAAACATTTTATTTTTCTCATGTCAATCACCCCTGAATCAGACCAGGAATCATCATACCGAAAATGCCGAGCCCGCCAACGGCATAAATACTATTGATTACCATGCAGACCTGCATCCATTTATTTTTCGCCCCTTTTGCATAGGTCAAAATGGAAAAGATACCAGAAAAAATCATAAAAGCAGCATAGCAGGAAATCATAATCTGCGCTACGGGAGATTCCAACGCCCAGTCAAACTGACGTAGAGGAAAAATTGTCCATGGGACGAACAGCATAATCGTTGCAAGGACAGTATAGGTTTTGTTTTTCATAAAAAATTATCTCCTTTCAGCAGCGCCGAACCGAATGCAGGAAACGGCAAGCGTAATTACGGTAATGCCAACAGCAACGGGAAGCCACGGAAGCCAGGCAATCTGTGTTTCATAAACCCCTTCGGCGGCTTTTCCGTATTCCACCATCAAAAGATAGAACGGATAGCTCATCGGGTATGCAAACCAAATTTTTGTGTTAATCATTAAAACAGCCGGTACAATAGAAGCAAGACCGATACCTACCGAAAAAATCGGTGTCTGTATTAAAGTAGAAATCATCCAAAATACAGCTGCCATCGGAATGGCTCCTGCATAAAAGCTAAGCACATTGTGGCATACATAAAGCGGTTCCAGAACGAGGTTGTAATGGTTCATTTGAGAAGCAATTGCCGCGCAGATATAGTACGCGCCGACTGTCATCATCATCTGTACCATGGACAGCAGAATTAAAACTGTAAACTTTGCAAGGCACAGTTTCGTGGCGCTCACTGGTAGGGACAGCATTTTCAAGATTCCCTTATTGGAGCGTTCGGTCTGATTGAGAAGCACCGTGCAAATTACCAATGATGCAGGTATCATAAACCAAACCACCCCCATAAAATCTTGAATAAAAAAGTTGTTTTCGGGTGTAATAAGAATACCGCGTATATCGAAAATCTTGTCGGAGTTAATGATGCTGGGAAGCCACATTATAACGACCGGTGCGAGCAGTATCAGCAATATTTTGGAGCGGCGGATCTTTTTCAGCTCAACACCGACTAAAGACAGAAAACTCATTCAAAACACCTCCTGACTTTCTGATAAATGAGCTCAATGATACCAAATGCAACGGTTTCAATGCCGCAAACTGCTAAGAAAAGAATTTCGCGGTTATTACCTATTGCTGTTGCGAGTGTCTGATACGGCGAGCTGAACGGGAATAAGCTCAGCACCAAATCATTCTGAGGCAGGATCATTTGGGTAAATACAAGGATGACGCCGATGCCAAGGGAAACCCACATGTTTTTGCAGGCGGATGCGATGACAAGCATCAGCATCACAGTGGGCAGTGTGACCATCCACTGGAAACCCGCATTCTCCAGAAGTTCCAGTACATTTAGTTCATAAGTGGGAAACCAATAAACGGCGCATGCAGCCAACACAATCGTTTCGACAGCAATCATCATGGCCAGAACGAATGCGGAAATCACAAACTTCCATATAAACACGCTACCGGTATGAATGGGAAGAACATCCATTTTCTGCGCACCGTTATCGGCATACTCGGTGTGGTACATCATGCACGCACCGCAGATGGAAATCAGAATGTTGAGCATGGCCATCATCTGCCAGTTGGCGTCCATTAGGATATCGAACGGGTTTCCATGCAGGGAGGTAAAGGTTTCGGGGCGGACCAGCATATTGACCACCGGGAACGCCGCAGCCAGCAGTCCGCCGCCCAGAAAGGCGGGCAGATATCCGGTCCGTTTCAACTTTTTGGCTTCTAAGCTCAGGTTCATCTTGTTCCGCCTCTCTTTCGGTTGTCCTCGTCGATCATAGCAAGGAAGGTGTCCTCCAAGTTATCGGTGGGATATCCGGCGGCGCGGGCGCAGGTTTTCAGGCATTCCATGGTTCCCTCAAACAACAAATGCCCGTGATTTAAAATGCCGATATTGTCCGCCATTAGCTCGACCTCAGGGAGCAGATGCGAGGAAACCAATACGGTACAGTTGTATTGCTTCGGCAGGGATTTAATTAGAGTACGGATTTCGTGGATGCCTACTGGATCAAGACCGTTGGTCGGTTCATCAAGAATCAAAATGGGAGGCCTGCCAATGAGCGCACCTGCTAAGCCCAAACGTTGTTTCATCCCGAGAGAATACTTTTTTGCCAAGCGTTTTCTAAATTGTATTAGTCCAACCAGCTCCAGCGCATCATCGACACTGCTCTTTGGAAGACCGAGGATTTTTCGGATGATATCCAGATTCTCTTCGCCGGTCAGATTGCCATAAAAGGCGGGGGATTCGATGAAAGATCCGATTTCTTTTAAAATGGCCACCCGGTCGGAAGGATACGTTTTGCCGTCGATTTGGAAGCTGCCCTCCGTGGGATGAGTTAATCCTAGGAACATCTTCATGGTGGTGGATTTTCCCGCACCGTTTGGGCCGAGAAATCCATAAACGCTTTCCTTTCGTATATGCAGATTCAGGTGAGACACCGCCGTGAAATCTCCATAGGATTTCGTTAAGTTCTGAGTTGCTATCATGTCCATATTGGAACTCTCCTTTTCTTTGATGATTCCAGTATAAACAGCCAACCTTGCGGCAACCTTCTCTCCACCTTACATTTGCCTTACATTTTCGCGATGTTATAAAAGACTGACTGCGTGATATAAAATAACAAACAGGAGAGACCGACGATAGATGATCGCTACGTAAAGCATAAAAATCCTCCTTGTGAATGATAAGGAGGATTTTTTGAAAATTCTTTTTTGTTGCAGACTATGCCGTCGGCTCTTGTGCATTTGTCTTATTAAGGTTAAAGCGCTTGTCAACTAACTGCCGATACAGGAGGAAAAAGACGTATCCAAATGTGACACCCAGAAGATTATCCCAGACGCGTAGAAGTACCGCCTCCTTGATTCCGTACAGCCCCGAAGCCGTCAAAAGGGCACCAAAGCAATTCAGCACAGTTTTGTAGCGGTAATCGGTGCAAAAACCCAAGCATATGCCGCCGAGTATTCCAAGAAGCGAATGGAACGCCTCTGGTGTTGCTTGATAGACGATAAAGAAAAGCAGAGATCCGATGATCGCGCCCAGCATTCGGTGGAAAAGGCGCTCTTTTACACCTGAGGTGGAGGAGTAATGCGAAAGCAGAGAAGAACATGCAAAACCTGCCCACATAAAGCGTTCCAAATGGAAAAGGCTGCCCAGGGTCAATGCCAGACTAACGCCCAGTGCTATTCGCATCTGCCATCGGCTTTTTTCGCAGGAAAGATGAAATTCTTTTGAGATCGGAAGAGCGTCGTGTAGGGAAAGAGTGTAGATCTCGGTGGTCGCCGT